CCAGCATTACCACCAGCTGGTGAAACCCCACCAGCAGGCGAGGCCGCACCTACAGAAGTACCTGAACCTCTTGATGTTGAAACTGATCCGGATGTTGAAGAAGTTGGTGATGAAGATACTGAAGAAATTGATATCACTGATTTAGTTACCGCACAAAAAGAAATGGGTGACAAACAAGATGAAATTATGGATACCTTATTTTCAAGGCTAGACGATTTACAAGCTAAGTTGGAAAATATGGATCAAATTATGAATAAGATTAATTCTTTAGAAGTTAAATTTGATAAATATAGAGATAAAACACCCGAAGAAAAACTTGAACTTAGGTCATTAGATTCATACCCATACAATCAAAAGTTAACCGATTTTTTTGATGATAAAAAAGTTGAAATGGAAAAAGCCGGAAAAAATGAATATGTTTTAACATCTGATGAAGTTGAAAATTTTTCACCGAACGAGATTAAAAAAACGTTCAACAAATACGATGAAGAAGAAGAAATGTAAAAATATAAGGGACTCAAAAAGTCCCTTTTTTATTTGACAAAACAAAAAAATCACTTATAATTGTTGTAGATAAAAGAGTATAAATTTAAAACAAAAATCTATGGCAAATTCAATTGACGCAGTACTTGCACAGTACGAAAAGAACTCTACACCTAGCAGTTCACCAAAATCAAACATTTCACAAGAAGATCGCATGAAAAAGTATTTTTCTGCAATCCTTCAAAAAAATGAAAAATCAGCACAAAAGAGAATTAGAATTTTACCAACTAAAGATGGTTCTTCACCATTTGTTGAAGTTTGGTATCACGAAATTCAAGTAAACGGACAATGGGTTAAGTTGTATGACCCAGATAAAAACAACAACGAAAGATCACCTTTAACTGAAGTTTATAACGAACTTATTTCAACAGGTAAAAAAGAAGATAAAGAATTAGCATCACAATACCGTTCACGTTTATTTTATATCGTTAAAGTTATTGACAGAGATAACGAACAAGATGGTGTTAAGTTTTGGAGATTTAAACATAACTACAAACAAGAAGGTGTGTTAGATAAAATTCTCCCTATTTGGAAGGCAAAAGGTGATGTTACAGATTCAGAAAAAGGTAGAGATTTAATCATTGAATTAATCAAAGCAAAAACACCACAAGGTAAAGAATATACCGTAATCCAAACAATTATGTATGATGACCCAACAGTTTTACATTCAGATAAAGAAATTATGGATGGGTGGTTAGCTGATGAACTAACTTGGAATGATGTTTATTCTAAAAAACCTGTTGAATATTTAGAGGCAGTTGCGGTAGGTGAGACACCAATGTGGAGTTCAGAACTTAAAAAGTATGTTTATGGTGAAGAAGCTGAAATTTCATTAGGTGGTCAAACACAAAAAGAAGAAACACCTATAGTTGACCCACAAGCAAATGATGAACCATCAGAAGAATTACCATTTTAATAAAATATTATGAATAAGATAGTACAAAAAATGTATGAAGCTCTGACCTTGAAATATAGGTCAGAGATGGCTGAAGCCGAAGCGACACTTTTAGTTTATTTCAATAACCCAGTAGGTATTGGTGAACATCCACAACATTTGGAAGAAATGGATAAGTTTGTAGAAAAAATGACAAACGCTAAGGACAAACTTGAAATGTTGGAAACTGTGTATAAGTACAACGTTAAAAAGGATGAAAAATTTGAAATAACTGGTGATATGTTGAAAATTTTAAACGAACAATATAAAGAAAAAAACGATGGCAATCAAGAAGAAGGAATTTAATTTTAACGATATAAAAAATAAATTTTCAAGTAAAACTAAATACAAATCGGAAACGTTTTATAATTGTGGTGAAGCATTTATGGAGGCGTGCGGTTTACCGGGTCCGGTTATGGGTGGCATCAATATGTTCTTAGGTCATAGTAATTCGTCAAAAACTACCGCTATGATTCTCGCGGCAGCGGACGCTCAACGTAGAGGTCATCTACCCGTATTTATTATTACGGAAAAAAAATGGTCATGGGAACATGCTGTAGAATTAGGACTTGAAGCTACAAAAAATGAAGATGGTGAATGGGAAGGGATGTTTATATTTAATGATTCGTTTGATTATTTAGAACAAGCTACTGATTTTATGAATGACATTTTAGATGCACAAGAAAAAGGTGATATACCATATAGTATTGTTTTTTGTTTCGATTCAATAGGATCAATTCCTTGTCAGATGACATATGAAGGGAAGGGTGGAGGAATGCATAATGCGAAGGTATTAGCGGATAAAATAGGTATGGGACTACATTCAAGAATATCAAAATCAAAAAAAGAAGATTACCCATATTACAATACATTAGTCGTAGTTAATCAACCTTGGGTTCTTCTTCCGGATAACCCATTCGGACAACCTGAAATCAAGAGTAAAGGTGGTGAAGCTATTTGGTTAGCATCTTCATTAGTATTTTTATTTGGTAATCAAAAGAAAGCGGGTATAAGTCATATTGATGCGACAAAAAATGGTAGAAAAATTTCTTTTGCAATAAGAACAAAAATATCTATACTTAAAAATCACGTGAATGGTCTTGGGTTCAAAGATAGTAAGATTATTGCGGTTCACAACGGATATATTACCGATACAAAAGAATCGTTAGATAAATATAAAAAAGAATTTTCAGATTATTGGGCAGTAAAGATGGGTGGTAATGACTTTGCATTAACTGAAAGTGTATCTGATGATCTTGATGATGAATAAAAAAATTCATAATATTTATACTTTTAATGATTTTGTAGATATTTATTAATATATGGGAAGAAAAAAAATTAATGATGAGGATAAAAAAGTAAAAATTGGTGTGTCTATCGATCCTAATTTACCACAATACTTTAAAGATAGGTCTATTAATATTTCTTCCTTAGTTAATAAACTATTGGTAGAATATATTAAAAATGGAAACAAAAGTTTGTAGTAAATGTAATATTAAAAAACAAATATGTAATTTTGGAAAGTTAAAAAATTCAAAAGATGGTTATAGAGGTGTTTGTAAAGAATGTAGGAATAACACTGAAAAAAAATATGTTGGTGAAAACGTAATATTAAGAAAGAAAAAATGGAGAGATAATAACAAAGATAAAATAAAAAAACATTATCTTGACACAAAAAAAAATATATTAGAATATCAAAAAAAATACCGAGAAGAAAATCGTGAAAAAGTTTTAGAAAGAAAAAAAATATATTACAAAGAGAATAAAGATAATGTTTTAATAAAACAAAAAATTTATAGAAAAAATAACAAACATAAAAGAAATTCTTCTGAAAAATTAAAAAAAGAAAATGATGTAGTATATAGTTTATTAACAGGAATGAGAAGTCGTTTATGTGGCTTTCTAAAAACAAAAAATATAACCAAAAAAAATAAAACTTTTGAAATTGTAGGATGTACACCTCAAGAATTAAAAGAACATTTAGAAAAACAATTTGTTGATGGTATGAATTGGGAAAATAGAAGTGATTGGCATATAGATCATATTATACCTTTATCTTCGGCTAAAACTGAAGAAGAAGTATATAACCTATTTCATTATACAAATTTACAGCCATTATGGGCTATTGACAATATCAAAAAAAGTAACAATATTTTATAAAAAAAACAAATGAATAAAAAATTAAAAGTAATATCGTTATTTTCCGGATACGGAACTCAAGAATTGGCGTTAAAATATATTGGTGTTGATTACGAAGTTATTGCTAATTGTGATATTTTAAAACCAGCAAATGAATGTTATAATGTATTACACGAAACTAAAAACGGAAATTTAGGTGATATTAAAAAGGTTAATGAAGATGGTTTCCCACAATGTGACTTATTAACATATTCCTACCCTTGTCAAGATATTTCTATTTCTGGTAAACAAGAAGGAATTAAGGAAGGTACGAGAAGTGGTTTATTATTTGATGTCGAACGAATCGTCGCAACCAACAAACCTAAGTATCTTTTGATGGAAAATGTGAAAAATCTTATTTCACAAAAACATATGGGTAGTTTTAAAAACCACATCAACTTTTTAAGTGAAATGGGATACACATCATATTGGAGATTATTAAATGGCGCGGACTTCGGTTGCCCTCAAAATAGAGAACGTGTGTTTATGATTTCAGTACTAAATGGTGACGAAGAAGATGTCAAACAAAAAATGTTAAACGTTGACAACTACAAAAAACAAAGAGTTCCGATGCGACCATACATTGAAAAAAACTTTAATGAAGGTCTGTTAATTGAATGTGATTACACACCACACGAACCAAAACAAAATTCAATATGTAGATTGATTGCTAGAAGAAACGACGTTAACTATGATCAAGCGAGAAGGATTTATTCAATTGATGGTTGTTCACCTTGTTTAACAACTAGTGGTTCACCACAAATTATGACTGAAGATGGTCGAGTTAGAAATATCACGGCTCGTGAAGGATATAGATTTATGGGTGTACGTGATGAAGATATTGATTTATTATTAACGACATCATTATCAAATACCGCACACATAGCTTTAGCCGGCAATTCAATATGTGTGCCAGTAATGGAAGCAATATTTATTGAATTTTTTACAGATTATATAACAGAAGAAACCTTATTGTCAAACCCTATTAACCAAACAACGAATGACTAAAACCTTATTGGTAGATGGAAACAACTTATTAAAGATTGGTTTCCATGGTGTAAAAGGTTACTTTAATGGTGTTGAACATGTAGGGGGTATTTGGCATTTCCTTAACACCCTACGTAGATTTATTGATGAAGAAAATTACAACAAGGTAATTGTTTTTTGGGATGGTGTAACTAGTACATCACAAAGAAGATTATACTATCCCAGTTATAAA